CGATGGGCTATGGAAAGACTCAACTCGCTGCTAAATATCGTGGGTGTGGTGTGGTTGTTAGTGATATTGATGACCTCATTCCGCCGCGTTCTTGGCATAGCCGAGCTTATGATAGTGCTGCGGCGAGTAATGACTTCTCATCGTACAATAAGAGGGTGTATGGCAAGCTAGAAAGCGCAATAATGCGTGCAGGGACTGAGATTTTGTTGTTGCATGCTGATCCTCAGGATATTGGTCTGCTTCAGCTGAGCGTTCCTGAGGTTTGCACCTATGCTGCGCTTGTCTGTGATAGGGTCCTCTTCGCTCGTCTGAGTGCAACGGGCCGATCACTCAGTAGCGTTAAACGTGGTAATGATGTGCACGCTTGCAGGTTGCGTGAGCGTGCTGATCGCCACTGCGTTGCTGATCCTGGGTCGGCTGTTGAACGGTTGGTGCAGGAGCGGCTTGCCTTGGAAAAGGTTGATGGGTTTTTGAGTATGCCTGGTGATCTCAAGATTGTTCGGATTGATTACAGGGGCAGAGTTAAATATAAGAGCCCTGGGCTTCTGGGTTTAGCTAACAATGGTGGCAAGGCCCTCACTAGGCCTGCTGCGGCAGGCTGGGGCCTCGGCTGGGCCTTCTCTCCCCCTGCGGGAATGACATTAACAGAGCGCAGCACCGTGGCTTTGCGCCAGTGTGGGCAGCGAGGGCAGCTGCCGAATATTGTTGTGAGGAATGTGTATGAGCGTTGTTTTCATGGGCGTGTCCCCGGCTGGGGTTGGCGCGCTGGGGTCGATGCTAAAGAGCGCTGGGTGTGGGAAGATATGCGCGTCGCGTTGCGCGAGTTCCAGGCCAAGAGAAAAGTTTTTGTGGCTCCTGGGTGGATGCAGTACGATAGTGATGTGAAGAAGAGAGGGCCCGCACCGCATCCAGATCTCTCGAGGCAGTTCCTCAGTTCTGAGGAGTGCAGTTGGATCAGTCAGCCGCTGTGCGCTAACGCCAGCACCGCACTTGTCACTAAGGTGGTTAGGGCAGGTATGCACCCGTATGGTGTCAATGTGAAGGTGCTCAAGTGGGCGTTTCCATGTAGCTCTATTGAGCTTGCGAAGCGTGAGACTTATGATGTGGTTCTGGTGTGTCGCATACTGCGCAAGCTTAAGGCCAAGATCCTTCCAAAATTACTTAGGGCCTGCATGGGCTTGGGCAGCCAGATGTTCTCCAGGCTTGGTATGGCCTATGTCAGCTGTGAGGAGGGCAGACGCATGGTTACCTCTGCGCTTTGTTTGGGTCTCTGTTCTAGAGGGATCAGTGGCTGGCAGACGGTCATGAAGCCTGCTCATGCTATATGGCGTACGAGTGGGCGCAGCTGGTCGCCCGTGCTCTGCATCCCCGATGGGCTGAGAGCTGATGGGCTTATGTATGCCAATCTCCTTACTGGACGGTATGATTTTAAGGAGCTGGATGTGTTCTCTGAGATTGAGA